TACGATGATACGGGATTCTTGATGAGTTTCCCCGAAGATACCGCTGGCTATCAAGACAACCCCATCCGCAGATTGTTTGAACAGATTAAAGAAGTTGATGTCGAAGATGAAGACTAATGGACCAAGCCACCATCAATTTTCTCGGGAGAGCCATTCTGCGCTACCGTCAGTTTAAGCTGACCTTTGTTCCGCAGAAGTATTTGATTACGGGCAAGGCCACCTCTGTGGGGTGGGCCAATGATTGTGAACTACGGATTGCCACCAAACGCCCTCCTTCCACTTGGGTGGATGTGTTTGTCCATGAGACATGCCACCTCGACCAACAATTGCAGAGACCCACTTGGCACGAACACAAGGAGGAGGCCCTTAGAAAACTCGACCAGTGGCTAGGGGGCAAGCGGGTGGACCGTATCGAAACCCACATTCGCAGCGTCATTGAACTGGAGTGGGATTGTGAGCGAAGGAGCGTGAGGAAGCTTGCTCGCAACAAGTTGCCAGTAAACCTGAAGACCTACGCCCAAATGGCCAACGCCTATATACTAGGATACCACTGGACCCTGAAGAATCGTAAGTGGTGTAAGAAGACCTATGAAACAACCTACATCTGGACAAGGATGCCCGAAAAAGTCATCCCCCTTAAAACAGCACTGTTCCCCCCAGACAAACTTATCAAGCTATTCTATGAGTAATACCGCCTGTCCGTCATGCATGGAACTTGCTGCTATCCACGAATGTCTTAAAGATTACGCTATTTACGATGGGGAACCCCCACTTTTGTGCCTGTCGATGCTTCTATCCGAAGTAAAGATGTGGAGGTCAAAGGATGACTACGATAAGAAATTGAAGGTTGTCATGGGTAACGCCATTCTTAAACAAATAAATGGAGACGATGAAGATGATGGAGATGAAGTGGCAGGCCAGATTTTTGGCCTTAACTAAAGAAATCGCAAGCTGGAGCAAGGACAGTGGGACTAAAGTTGGTTCGGTTATTGTCCGACCAGACCGCACCATTTGTTCTGTAGGATTCAACGGGTTCCCCCGTGGGATAGAGGACAATCCCCATGCTATCGCAAATCGCGATGCCAAGCTGCTTCGCACCATCCACGCAGAACTCAACGCTATCTTATCAGCCAAGGAGCCACTCAATGGGTATTCGATCTTTGTCTGGCCCTTCCAGCCCTGTAGCCAATGCGCGGCGGCTATTATCCAGAGCGGGATCAAGGATGTGTACTGCCCGTTTATTTGCCACTCATCCAATGATCGCTGGAGCGAGTCGTTTAAGGCTGCGTTGCAAATGTTTGATGAGGCGGAAGTTAGAGTTATTTACTCTTGACATTGAACGAATCGGCGGGTTACTTGTCTATATTAACCATGAGCAATAACTTTAATAAAGTTCTTGAGGGCGTCTCAAATTGGACGGAATATTCCCGCTTTGAAAGCCGAGAAGAGGGATACATCACCCAAGAACGGGTAGGTGAAGGTTTGACTTTCTTTCTTTGGAGGGTTGACAAGGAACCTGTGCCGCTTGACTTTACCTACATCGATGGAACAACCTTTGTGCGATTCAGGTCCATCCACTAACTAAAAGTTTAGAACAACTTCAATAGATCAACTATATGAGCGAACAAGAACAACCTAACGAAACAAAAGTTAACGACGAATTTACCGAACGTGTAAACAATGCTTACATCGGAAGTGGTTATGGGATTTTTAATGGGGTGGAAGAAGATCTAGTCTTGATCTTTGGGAAAAACAAAAAGGACGAGAGCATTGACATCCTTATCAATTTTCAGGGGCTAAAAGAGATGGCCGAAGATGTCCTCTCTAGAAGCCAGCAAAAGTAGGGCTACCCCTAAAAGAATTTGCTTCGGCTAAGAAGGCTGGTCGAAGTAAATAAACCAAGCGGCCTTCATTAACAAAAAAAAGAAAAGTAAATCAGTATGAACGAAAAGAAAGACAACAGCGGAGCGGCGTTTGCCCGTGAATCAGACAACCCCAAGGCCCCGAAGTACAGCGGTCCCGCCACTATCGGGGGCAAGGACTACGAAGTCTCAATCTGGCAGCAGACCAGCCAGAAGGGGGTTAAGTATCTGAGCCTGAAGTTTGGGCCTCCCTACGTCCCGAAGGGCAAAAAGCAAGAGGTCAACGAAGACCCCGAATGGTAAAATAAATTGGGCTTCATCGGCATAGCCATCTGTACGGTTTGCTATATTGCAACCTCAGTTGATTTTTACATCAAGGGGAATGTCCCCATGGCTATCGCCTTTGGAGGCTACTCAATAGCTAACATCGGATTTTTAATGATCGCAAGACAATGAAACTTTGCACCTACGTTATGGCTGTTGGATTCTCCCTAATCATTTGGACATTAGTCACCATCGGTATGGTGGTTATGCTACAGAAGTGGTAGACAATCTTACGGCCTCAATACTCTGGCTAATCATTCTGGTAGTTTGCCTGAAGTTCCTTAAAGACATATTTGGACCACGATGAAGAATAAGCTGGAGAACTGGATAGCCAACCGCCATGAAGATGAGCTTGCTGTAATGAACCTGCTCCAAGAATGGGGAGTGGTTAGCGACACCATCCTCTGGGCCAAGGACTGCGGCAACGACACCAAGGCTATGGTATGGATGGCTTGCAACACACACCTGCTACCTAAATGACCATCGTAGAAACATTTCTCAATTTGGTAAGCTACGGGGTGGCGGCAAACATTGGCTTTGCCTTTGTCTTTTGTTTCCTTCGCTTCAGGAAGTTCAACCGTTCACTTAAATAAAGTTTGAACGAAGTCATGGGGCAGGGGTCTAACGCTTTATGAAGGTACTGCTCAATGATCGCCAGATCGAAATGGCAAGAGAGTTGGCCCAAAAGCGGCATGAGGCAAAGGACATTTCGTTCAAGAACAAGGGGAGGTTGGCCGTCATTAAGAAGACACTGGTAGATGAGTACATCTACGATAAGATGCACAAGGCCCACTTCTTGGGGCTTTTAGGAGAGATGGCCTACGCAACCGCTGTTGGTAAAAAGATTGACACAAAAATTTATTCAGTAAGGGATACGGGGGCTGATGTTGGGGAGGCAGAGGTAAAGACATCCACCTTTTCGGGAGCGGGTGTGGAGTTGAAAATCCTCCAAAAAGAATTTGAAACAAAGAGTCCCAAGAAATATATCTTGGCAAGGCTGAACGAAAACAGGTTTAACGAGGTCGAGCTTGTTGGAGAGATCAGCAGGGAGGACTTTGCAAAACACAAAACAATCAAACAGTACGGCCCCAACAATCCCATCAACTACATTGTGGGTGTCCGGCATTTAGAGCCAATTCAAATAATTTATGAATGGTAAAGGAAGTAAACCAAGAAAAGTGAATGGCCTAAAGTATCGGGACAACTACGATTTCATTTATGAAAGCAAAACAAATAGGAATAAAGCAAGACCGCAACGTAGCCAAGCACACCCCCAAGCCCCGAAACAATATGCCCAAACTACAAAAGCTACTGGCTAAAGGCCACCTCATTCCGATCTACAACCCCGTAGACGGCAACTTGTGCATCGTGGGGTATCAGCGCAAGCCCACCAGCAGAAAAGCCTCCCAGAGGCCCTTTATGCTCGCGCAACCCATCATCTTGGGCCCCTTGACCCCAAATCCCGAAACCTAATGAAACCCACAGGCAACGAACTAATAGACCAAGAGATAGGCAAACAGCTAGGAGAGGACGAAACAGTGCTTCTGGCAGACGGACTAGAGTCAGCATTTCTAGGCATAGGCCGACAGTTCTCCCATGCGGTAGCGATTTACTCGTACAAGAAGACGATAAAGAATCTGATGCGTCAGGGTATGGACAGAGAAGAGGCAATTGAATATTTCGACTACAACATCGCGGGAGCCTTTGTCGGGGATCAAACCCCCGTATTCCTACAAGACGAGTAGGATGTGTCGATAAAACCCCGAAATATATACACATCCCCCTAGAAATGCATAGACATGTCGACAACGTAGACATATCCGTGGTATAAGGGTCTCTTATGGCGGGAAGATTATCAATGGCAACGGAGAGACTGGCTTCGTCAATGAAGCCACTTCCGACTTCCTCCTTTGGCTATCCAGTCAGAGAACCAGTCCCATCTGAGCAAGCTTTCTTTGCCCTCAACCCCAATGTGGGAGGCTATGCCGCAGAGGACGGGGCTATTGTCCTCAACGAGGGGGCAAAATATAAAGACAGATACCTGTCCAACAGGGAGCTAGGTAGTGTGGCGCAGAACGAGGCTTCCAGACTTTACATGCGGGATAGGGCTATTGTTCCAGATTTTAGCTTGACCAAGGATCAAGAGCTAGAGTTTCAAGGAACGGCCTACGGATCAAACCCCGAAGCATTGAAGCAGTCCATAGCGGCCAGAATCATTACGGGAGACCAATCAGCGGGTGATACAACCCCAGAGCAGAAAAGCTTCGCACAGGGCCTCCTAAAGCAAATGCAAGCCAATGGCGAACCAGTCGCGACCAACCCCGAACCCAAACGGGGAATTGTGGCAAAAGCAGCAAGTAAGCTAGAAGAGGTTCTAGGAGTACCCCGTCCTTGGGAACTCGGACTCGTCACATCTGTAGGGTATCAATTGGCCGCAGGAGAGGGGCCTCTAGTAGAACGGGCTCGCAAAGGTGGGGCTCAGTTCTTGGGCCGCTACGCCACCAACATGGCCAATCCTGCGTTGGCCTTCCAGTTCCCCACGCTTGGAGAAGACTATGAGGTAAGCGACATCCTTCAGGATAGTGCCTCTTGGATGAGGCCGGAATATTATGTCGATAAACGAACAATCCCCATAGATGCAATGGTCAGAGGTAATGAGGTGCTTTCTAGAGATTTGTTTGAACTCCCATCTCGCATACCAGTAGAAGAGACAGATCTTGTAAAAACAGGGCCTAAACAATACACAGTTAAAGAGGGTAGCCCCCTAAAACCCGAAGCAAATGAAGCGGGGCTTTATTACAACTATTTGTTAGGGAAGTACAACGTCACCCAAAATCCCGAAACCAAAGCCCTGCAATACAATGACACATGGGATCTATCTTCCCCCTTGGGACCAGCCAAGGTAAAGGTCTTCAATGGAGACGAAGACTACGCCCCAGACTACGCACAGGAAAATAGCCCCCTGTCCTATATGGCTAGAAAGCTTGTTAACCCCTTTCTCCGTCCAGCCACCGTAAGTGGTAGCATCCCCGCAGACAAAAAGGGTAAGCCCAAGTCTAAGTAAACCGAGCCAAAGGCATAGCTTTTGCACAATAGTTCAAGCGTAGTTATGTAAAGTCGGGGTTCTGTGGTGGATAACGACTTATCATAGAGTAGCGAAAACTCGCTACATTTTGTGACACAAAGCGGGGTTAAGGGATCAGGAAGGTTACAAGCGGGGTAGGGGCGTGATAACGCATTCTCTCGTTTACTTTTTGTAGAAAAATTTCGAGATCGGGTGTTCCACAGGATCGCGGTATGTCCGCCAGC